GCAAAGGAGCAACCCACCAATCTGAATACCATCAGGAAAACGGTTATCCGTTGACTTTAGGTGAAGCATTCTTGGTTGACTAGCTGCCTTTACAGGTTCCCAACCCTCGCGAAACTTTGTCGAGATATTAACGGGATCATCCCGGTTGAGCGTACTGATACGAATCCAGCGGAAGGCGTAACCATCCTCTGGGTCTGGCTCAGGAAGCAACTGGGGAGGGGTCCAACGCTTGGGTCTCAGATCCTTTTCATCCCGGCTATCAGTGTTTCGCTTTTCTCGTTTTTGATCATCCATTTTTTTCTCTCCTTAATCTCGCAGCCTCTCGCGCATACTGTTCCAGAGGAACACCAAGGCGCTTGGCGATGCTGACTTCAGACGGCGTAAGCGTGATTTTCTTTGGCGCAACGCTACGTGTTGCTGAAGCAACGACATTTGACTTTGTAGGGCGCTGAGTTGGCGCATCAGCGGGTTCCTCGGACTCAAATTTATCCGGGAACACTTGGCGTAACCTAGCATTCAAGCGTCGGTAGTACTCGTCACTCTTAGGGTCAACGTAGTCGTCGTTAACAAGTTTGTCATGTACAGCTAGAGCAAACGCGGTCATTTCCTTGTCTCTGCCCCACCAGCCTTCATTTCGCTGCCTCCACCTTTCGGCTTTCTCATCGACATCTGCTGGTTGCTGTACAGCCTGTGGGAAACTTTCTGCCGGTTCCTCTTCAGGAGCGGGCTTAAAGTTACTCAATCGCTCGGCTTTGAACTTGGTTGATGTCAGATGGTCTTGTGCTTCCACAAGTGCATCAGCATCCCCCGATTCATACGCTTCCTTGTACTTACGCTTTGCCTCATCAAGCTCAAACGCTATCTGTTTCTTTGCCTGCTCAAGAAGAGCATTCTGGCTAGTATTTACAGATCCTTTGAGTTTTTGGTTTTCCTCAAAGTAGGCTTTGGCTAACCGAATAGCCTCTTCCTTTTCGCGTAACGCTGCTTCTTTGGCTCTGCGCTCGTCGTGATACCCCTTTGTAAACTCGCGAATCCGATTGCGGTCTCGCTTTGAGTACGTGGCAAGTTCATCGTCGGTCGGCTCCTCTGGAGGAGTTTTCATGGGTTCGCGCCCACGATCCTCTTCCGGGGTGTCGTCAACGATTTCAATTTCAAGATCGTCTTCACTTGCCATTTCAACGATCTGTTCGGGCTTGTCGCCAGCCTTATCTAAGTCCAGTGTTTCCATGTATTCAGCCATGATCCCTCCTACGCACGGGATATTCCGCGAGGATCTTGGACGACTGCTTCGACGCTGTCATCGTAGATCATGCGAAATTCTTTGCCATGAATCTTTATCCTTGTTCCTGTATTTGGTCGCACAAGAACAAAGTCGCCTACTTTGCAAGAAGGTCCACTAGGAAACTTCTTGGTGTCTTTGTAGGCATCAGGACCCATTTTCATTACGAAAAGCACTGGGGAAAGAATCTCTTCGTAATGCATCGTGGTTCCAGCTTTTGCCAAACCGCTATCAAACTTCTCCTCAATCTCAGGTAGAGCGCACAAGAGATAAAAGGTGCTAGGGTCAGGCAGTTGACGCGCCTTCTCTTCCGCAGTTTCAGGTAGCGTCGTTGTCGTTTCTCCATCCTCACTCAAAAGGATTTCACTCATCAAATTTCTCCAGTCTTCGCACAAGGTCTGTTATTGTCATTTGTGCAAACCCCAGACCTTGGATCTGTCCGCACAAGTATCTGTATTCGGCGTAATCTTTCGCACCGCCGTCACAGATGCTTCCAGAAAGGGACTCCTCCCTCTCCTTCATTTCTTTAAGAAGATGCTGGAGTATCTTCTCTTCGTTTCCCATTATTTATTACTCCGTTTAAACAAGTCAACCTGAACTTTCTGGTTAGCCAACTTTTCTTGCGAAGCTATCCTTGCCATATCGACATCTTTTTGGTTTTGGATACGCTGGGCTTCCAGTTGCAGTTTCGCCTGTGCAACTTGGGCATCAGTCTGAGCTTTCTGGGCATCGATCTGAAGTTCTGCCTGTTGGATCTGAACCAGAGGATCTTGGGCTTGTTGTTGAGCCTGAGCCTGCTGGGCGGTGGCTTGGTTAAGCTGGAGTAGTTGTTGGGCACCTTGGGCGACCAGCCGGGACAACTGGACTTCCGCATCTTCCGGCAGTTCCGAATCTGGCGCGGGGATGGGCACACCAATCTGTTCTTCGACCTTCTTCCGATAATTGAAGGCTAGGTGTTCAGCAATATGCGCCATTGCTGCCGCCTGAATCTTCTGCGCCATCGGGTTTTGACCAATGACTTGCGCAATCATTGGGTCCTGCATGAATGCCATGTGCGCCGCGATATGCGCATCATGGTCTTGGTAAATGAATGCCTTTGTTGGCTTTCCGTTAAGAAATGCCATGTTCTCCGAGATCGGATCTTTGGGCTTCTGGTCATCCTCAATCGGCACAAGCTTTTCTGCGTTCTTGACCCCCAAGACCTCGATCATCTGCCTATGAAGATTGGGCAGGTCGTAAATCTGGGGAGCTTGGGCGGCGAGTTGGATCACAGCTTGGTACTGCATGATCCGCTGTGCCATCGTGGAGGAGTTCGGGTCTGAGACCGGGATGACCTCGACAATGTCGTAGTCCGACTGCTTTGCCTGACGGTCGCCAGACTCCGGGTCGTACTCATATTCGGTGGGGGCGTAGTCCCGGATGATCTCCTTGAGCAGTTTAAACTCTTGCTTCATGGAGGCATGGACCCTTGCCTGAACTGCCGACATCATCTTGAGTTGGCGTTCCAGCAATGCCAAAGTTGTCCCGACAGGCGCGTTGGCGCTCATGTCAGAGATCTTCATTTCCCCGATAGAGCCTAGTCTTCTGCCCTCTTCCGTGATTTGGTTCAGAAGGGTGAACAGGACTTGGCTTGGCTCCTTGTAGGGCAGGGGCATGATGTTGTCACGCATTGCCCCGCTGGGAATATCAATATCCCGCCACTCGCCCGGAGCGATGGGGGTATCGTCATCCTTGATCCGCATACCACGGGTCTTTAGACCACCGGGCAGATTAGAGAGCGTTCCGGCATCGACCAACTGTCTGATCAGCGAGGTCCCCGCACGGGCGTACCCTCCAATGATGTGGATCAAACCCAGACCGTAGAAGCCGAATCCGGGGATGTAGCAGTAGTCAACGAAATGCTGACGGGCTTGCTTGTTGGGATCGTCTTCGTTCCAGTTCCGGTAGACCGACAGGACCTCATTGGTTCCTTGGTCAATGGTCACGACATAAGGCAGCGCAATCCCGGTGGGTTCGCCGTCCTCGTCCACATCCTCCAGACCCTCAATGTCCAGATAGGTGTGGATCTCCAAGATCCGGTAGCGGTCGTCGTCGTTGGTCTTGTAGCCTTGTTGTTCGGCTTTTTTCTTCTCAATGTCCGACAGAATGTTCATCGGCTCGCCCAGTTCTACGTCCCGGTAGAACCCGGAGTACTGGAGCTTCTTGATCTCATTCTTGGTTTTGCGCATCACATGGGTGATACGTTCTGCGTTCTTCAGAGAAGAGGTTCCGTAGGGAACAATGACATCCTCGGCGGGGATGAAGGGTGCGGCAGGGATTTCTTTCTGGGTGTCCGGGTAGACCTTTTTAAACGCTGCCCCGGCTAGGCCCAAGGAATACAGGAGTCTTTCATGTTCCGGACGGTAGTCGGTCATCTTCTCCGTCAGGGTGTAATTCATGTCTGTCCGGACTCTCTCGGAGGCTTCTTCTTTGTTTTTCGTTATCGCCCCGATGATCTCGGTCTTGACTGGTCCTCCAGCAGGGAAGGTCTCCATAATCGATTCCGACTGAAACCTTATGGCTGCTTCTGTCAGGACGGTCGAGTAGACACCACACGCTCCATTCCAAGGCTCTGTCCTTTCTTCATATTGAAGACCTAAGACCTCAAGTCCTTTGACAAAGGTTTCTGCCCAATCTTTCCGGGAGTCTATGTCAGCTTCGACCAGATCTGTTAGCTCACTGGCAATACTGTTTAAAACGCCTTCGTCCAAAATTTCCGCAAGGTTCGCATTAAACGCAATGCCGTCAATCTCACGCCCCTCTTCGAGGGTAATCTCCACTCCATCCACGGATACCGATTCAGGGTTCTCAATCTCGATTTCAATTGGTTCCTCCGGCAGGGAAGCTAGACCCATAGGGGCTTGATAGACGCTCTTTTCAATCGCCATGATGATTCCTAGTAATAAGCCATGCGACGACGGAAGTATCTGGGTTCATCTTCCTCATCCGATTGAACCGAAATAAACCCACCTTGTCGAAAACGCATCAAAGCCTGTGAGGAGGAGTCAACCAAGTCATCGTGGTCGCCGTTGGGGAAAGAAGCCATTTCCTCCATGACTTCATCTGCCCATCTTGTTTCCGGGCACCAAACAACTCCTGACGCAAACAGGTCGGATATAGCGTTTACACGCGCAATCTTATCGTTTCCTTTGCCCGGTGTATATTCAGACAAGGGAATCCCGATTTTTCTCATTTCGTAGATCAAGGGTGCCCCGGCGGCTCTCTTCTCTATCAGGAGGGTGTCAGGGTTCCATTCCTGCCACATGTCAAACGCCTTCTTCTTCAACTCCGGGAACTCAAGCCTCTGTTTAAACGCATCTAAAAGGATGATGTTGGGTCTCAAATCCCCGTTTTTGTTGGGATGTTGGAAGACTCCCCATGTAGTACAGGCTGAATAGTCTGCCCTGTTGTTCTTCTCAAACGCCGTATCCCAGCTTTGGATGACATATTCGCAGGAGGGTGGGTCGGACTTCTCCCAAATCTGCCATTGATCCCTCTTTACAATGGCTCCTTCTTCGGAAGTGGGGTTTTGTTGGTACTGGGCTTCCCATTTGGCGACAGGAAGTTCAGCTTTTAGGGCTTCTAGTTCCTCTTTTTTCCAAAATCCGGGCCAAAGCGGGGTTCCAGAAGGCAAAATTGCGGGGAAATCGATGACTTCCCACTCATTTACCCCATCTTTTTCTGCGTTTTTAAGGATTTGCCCCGTTAAATCTCGCTTGGACCACCGGGTCATCACAATAATGATGGCTCCTCCGGGCTGTAGACGCTGCCGGGGACCGGATGTGTACCATTCATAGACCGAATCAAACACAGCAGGATTGCCTTGCTTGGCTTCCTGCTCGGAATGGGGGTCATCAATGATCAGAAGGTCAGCGCCCTTGCCAGTGACAGCGCCGCCAACACCGATAGCAAAGTAATCACCACCCATATGAGTGTTCCAACGACCTGCTGCCTTGGAGTCAGAGGAGAGCTTTGTCTCAAAGACCTTCCCATATCCTTCTGATTGGACAAGATTCCTCACCTTTCGACCAAAACCAACTGCCAGTTCTGCCGTGTGGGCAGTCTGGATAATCTTCTTTTCCGGGTACTTCCCTAGAAACCACGCGGGCAAGAGATAAGACGCAAATTCTGACTTGGTATGCCGGGGAGGCATGTTGATAATCAACCTTTTCAACTGCCCGGATGCAACCCTCTCAAAGGCTTCTGCCATGATCTGATGATGTTTCCCGGAGATAAACGCAGGCCACATCTGGGTCACAAAGAAAAGAAACGACTCCTTACACCGCTCTATCCTGTCCATCTCCAACAAAGAGAAAACCTTGTTCCTCTCTGCCTCAGGGATCTTGTCCACAATAGCAACGTAATCAGCTATTTCTTTTTTTGTAAGCAATGTCATAAAGAAGAGATCTCTTTTACCGTCCTGTCGAACAGCCTTATTCCATAAAACTTACGTGGCTTGACCTCCAAGATCCCATCCTCTTGGAGCCTTTTGACAATCCTATGAATATTGGACTTAGCCTTCATGCCTACCCCCAAGGCTATCGCCTCGTAAGAAGGCGACATCCCATGTACCTTGATGTACGCCCGGATGAACTCCAATATCTGCCGTTTTCTTTCAGTCATATCCACCCCAACACGGCTGAGGACTGCTTTGCCAGATTGTGCGGATTCGGTCACCGCATCACTCGGGAGTTCAACCCGCCAATCCTCATGCGTGTTAGCCCTCGTCTTTCCGAGGTGTCATGCTGGCGGCATCCCAACAGCGCCGAGCCACCGAGTCGAACGGTAGCCCCACCACTACCCCGTGAACGCCTTGTGCTTGGTTGCACAGCCACCAACACGACTGGACACTCACCATCTCTCTCGTCGGTAGAGGTGCGGTCTACCTTCTGGCAAATGCCCATGCGTGTTGGTACTCGCTCCACTGCTTGACCACTGACCAGAGTTAATCAAATTGCAGCATCTGCTTTCCCAACATTTAAACTATAAATGAGAACATTTAAACTCTCAACATATATATACCCCCCGTCTAAAAACCTTACCTCCTTTTCC